ACAGGCTCACCATTTTCATCAAGCGCATCAACCAACATAGATGTATCAAAAGTTATTGTTTTGATATCTTTGTTCTGCATATCAATCATCTTTAAAGCGTAATCGTTTAAAAACTTTTGACCCTGTTGCTCGTCCTGTAAAGATAGCTCCATTGCTTTCATGGCTACAGCTTGCTCTTCTTTTCTTTTCTCTTCTTTTCTTTTAGCTATTTCTTCGCTTAATGATTGAAAACCAATACCTAAGCCACGACCTATAGATGGGAATTTTTCTGCTTGTTGTGCTAAGAGTCCTGCGCCTATTTTACCTGCTGCTTCATAGAAACTGACTGGACTTCTTTTGCTTTGAATAGCAGATAGTCTTTGTTGGTATTTATCAAAGCTATTATCGTATTTCGTTTCTGCTCTTTTTCTTGCAGAGTCTAGTGGGTCAACACCACCACCGTCTTGATAACCCATTAACGAAGATATACCCATTCTGCTTATAGTCATTATGTACCTGTTGGTTGTGCATAGTAATTAGTTTGCGGTGGGTTAAAGAAGCTTCCTAGTCCACCCAAGGCACTTAATCCTGCTCCTAGACCTGTCTGCAAAGCTGATGGCGGTAAGCCATAAGTTGTAGCTGTTTGACTAAATCCTGCAGGCACTGATTGTACAAACGGTAGTAACGATTGCATTTGTTGCATCGGAGCCATTTGATACTGCATAGCGTTAGCTCTAGCTGCGTCTAATTGTGCTTGTTGCTGCCCTTGAGTCATTCCACCTATTCCTAATGTTCTTTGTATGTCCGCTTGTGCAGCTTGTTGTGCTTGCTGTCCTAGTCCTGACATAGCACTACCTGCACCAAACTGTGCTTGTTGTCTTTGTTGTCCTATTTGTGCTTCTGTGCCACCTAATTGACTTAATTGGTTGGCTAATGTTTGTTGTCCTGCTAAGGCACTTTGTCCTGCTTGTGATAAAGCCTGCTGTCCTGCTTGACCATAACCTGCTAATGTAGAACCAAGTCCTCTCATTCCTGCAGCTCTTTGTCCTGCTACGTTAGCTAAGCTTCCGCCTAATCCAGTTAATGCTTGTTGTTGTCTACCAAATTCACCCAATGCTGATTGCTGTGCTTGTTGATATCCTCTACTTCTTATACCGCCTATGGCTTCACCTAAGCCTCTTCCTAGTGCTTCCTGTCTTTCTGTAGCACCAAGCCTTGCTCTTGAACCAAAGGCTGATTCACCACCTCTACCGATATCAGAAGCTCTTGCAGCTATGTCGCTTTTTGCACCTGCTTTCATGATATCTTTTGTAGTTTGGTCAACGACTGCTTGTTCGTATGGGTCATAGAAGTCTTGTGTCATGGCCTGATTAAACCTACCAGTACCACCTTGTCTTAAAAAGTCGCTTGCTTCACCCAGTCCTCTTCCAAATTGTCTTTCTGCGCCTCTTGCTATGCCTGCAGCTTCACCTAATCCACCAAACAAAGATTCTAGTCCTTGCTCTCTAAAAGCTTGTTCTTGACCAACACCACCTGCAACGCTACCTAAAGCCTCTCTACCAAGACCTCTCGCTGTGTCTGTGCCTCTAAATAAATCTTGTAGACCTGCTCTATAGGAGCCGCCTGCTTCTTCCAAGTAGGGTGTCTGTATGCCTGTAGCTTGTCTTGATAGCTGTATAGCTCTTTGTTGGTCAGGTGATAATCCTGCTACTTGCTGAGGAGCTACAATTGGATTTCCCTGCTCATCAAAGAAAGACCTATTGCTTGCTTGAAATGCTTGCTGTAAAAAACCCGGACTATAAGAATCTGTGCCGGGAATACCTGAGCCATAGAATAATTCTCTTGTTGCAGGGTCTAGGCTTCTAAATTGTTGTTGTACGTCTAATGCTATTGGACCTTGTTCTTCAGCCATTATGCTACGCCTCCAAAGTGTTTCATTAGTTTATACATAACTCTTGTGCCGCCATCTCTACTTGGGTCGCCATTAGGAGTTAGTGTGAGTATGCCGTTACTATCATTAACATCAAATGCTCCTGCACCTTTAACTGCTTTGGCTGTCATTACAAACTCACCATCTGAAAGCATTGCAGGTATATCATCTGAAGTTTCAGTACCCGGACCGTCTATTTGTCCATCCATTACTGGAAAGTTTGCAGGGTCTATTGGCATCTCGCCACCTTCTGCCATAGCTACTGCTCCGCCTTCTGCAAAGGCCATAATGCCGCCTTGTGCAGCATTTCTTGGCATACCGCCTTGTAAAGCAGGCATACCTTGTGGATTTAATCCGTATTCTACTCTGCTTGGTGCTTCTTCGCCTTTCTGTCTAGCCACTTCAGCAGCTACATTGTATCTGCCTAGTTGGTCCATAGTGGTTAATGGTGTTAATGGTACGCCCTTATTCTTTTTGGCTTCTTCGTAAGCCAACTTACCGACTAATCCTGCTAGTCCTGCAATACCTAAGTTTCCTAGTCCGCCGCCCTTGCTATCGCTAAGAAAGCTACCGCCGGGTCCAGTTCCTAGCGCATCTTCTAAACCTTGTGGTAATAATTTCGAACTTAAAAACTCCATAGGTGATTTACCATCAAGAAAACCGCCGCTTGTTTGTGCTTGCTGTTGTTGTAGCAAATATAATTGTTGCTCTGTAGGACTTAAAGCGTCAAATTCTTCTTGTGTAAGAGTTTCTTGTTGTCCACCCATAAGGTTTTTAAACAACCCCTTACCATCTTCACCGGGTAACATATATTCTTTTGCGTCTTGGAATCCACCTTTAAAACCTTTACCAATGTTGCCAAAAAGACCAACACCATCATCACCTTTAAATATAAATTCACCTGCTTTATCTTTTAAACTACCGATACCGCTACCTAAATTACCAAAAAGACCTACTCCATCAGAGCCTTTAGTAACAAACTCTTTAATGTTGCCAAATATATTTCCTGTTTTTCCGCCTGTGTATGCTTTTCCGGGTGTAAATGCCGTTACCAAGTCGCCGATACCACCCTCGCCTTTTGCTATATTAACAACAGCTTTTCCCCTGTTATACATAATTGCAGGTCCCTGCCATGGTCCGGGTATAACTGCAGCTACTGGTGCTATCTTCTTAACAACCTTTTTAAGTCCTTTTGCTATTTTCTTAAGAAAGCCAAACTCAGGATTACCTGTAATTGGATTGATAGACATGCCTTCACCAACGGTATATTCATCAGGGTCTAAACCCATGTTCATCATATCCTGTTCTAATCTTTGTCTTGTTTCAGGCGTTATAACTGGTGGAACCACCATTTCGCCTTGTGCAACGTGTGCTAAATAGTTGTCTTCATCTCTGCCGAGTCTTGCTATTCCTTCGCCACTGTTGTCGATTCTATTCATCATTTTAAAATTTTACCCTATTTCTCATGGTTTTGACCAACTTCTTGCATAAATTCTTTCATATATTCTTTTGACTCGTCCTTACATACTAGCCAAAAAACTAACAAATACCTGTCTCCACTAATTACAGGCAATCCTCTGTGCATGTGAGTTAGACTTGGAAAGATTAAAGCATTGCCCGTAGGTAAAGGCTCAACCGTTCCTTTTCTCATAAACTCAGTACCACCACCTTCATAATCTCCAGTATTAAGAGGTACTACTATACTTATATCAGAACTAGCATCGTGATGCCAAGCTCCCTGTTTTTTATCTTTTAAATTGTAGTTAGCTATCTGTATATTACCACCAGTAACGTGCCTATTCCAAATACTCAACAATATTGGATTTATAACCGAATCAACCACCTGCATCAAAGAGTGATAAAGCTGTGGACATTTATCATATAAAACTATCTCTGGTATCTGTCTTAGCTCATCCTCTTCTTCATTTGGCTCAAAACCAAAATGCTCTGTCATGTTGTGCATTTCATTGATGAGCAGGTTGCATAGCTCTTTGCTAAACAAAGGGACTGTATGCACATCGGGTAAAGGCTCTTTAATAATAGAGTTTAACGGAAGGTTGTCTAAAGATTCTGCTTTTTCGTTATAAAAGTCGCTTAGTATTGGTAATGTTTCTTTAGCTTTTTCAAGCGTTTCTTTGTCTACAAACCAATCTGAAGCAAAGCCAAGTAAAAGATTTTTTAATTGGTATTCTTGTTCTATGTTAGTTTGAGCCAACATCTAACAATCTTATTGCGGTGCTACTAAAGACAGAGCCATTTGAAAATCATCCATATCAAACTCAGGGTCTTGGCTTAATACTTGTATTATAACCTGTTGCGCCTGCATAGATACTTCTGAATCTATTGGGTTATTTAATATAGCCATAACTTCTTGCTCATAGCCATTTTCAGCTAATGGTATAAATATTTCTTGCATAGCTTCTTCTTTAGACATTTCTATCTCAGCCATGCCTTCTTGTTGAGACATGTCAGCCATACCGCCTTCTGCAAAAGCCATAGGCTGCCTTACTTCTCCCATTAAATTGTTTATTCTATCTCTTAAATCTGCCATATTAATTTCCTATCTAATATTAACTGATATATTACCACCAGTTATAACAGAGACAAAGCCTAAGCTAGCTGTTGCCTCATATCCTTGTTCATCAAATAACGTCAAATCAATCCATTCATTGCCGCTATACACCTGTAATACATTAAGTGTTGTATTCCATATTACATCACCTTGTACAAAATTCAATTCTGATAACTCTGTAGCGTTAAACCTAGGCGTGCTGTTAGGGTCAAATTGCCCTAAGTTAATCTCTAAAACTCTAACCAGTCTATTAAAGACCTCAGGCGTTACCTCTTGCGTTGCTAAGGGCAGCCTGCTTGGCAATAATTTAGCCATTACCTTCTACCGTCAGGTTGGATATCTAGTCTTGTATATCCTAATCTCCACTTATAACCTGTTCTATTACCTACTGCAGCATCATCATCGCTTTGCAATCTTAATACAGCCTGTCTGCCTCTTGCCCTTACATGCACTTGGTCAGTATTGTTTGATATATCTGTAGTTGCTTTTGTGGTTAAAGATTCGCTTGGTGCGTTTCTAGTTTTAAGCAACATATTAATTTGTGGAACACCTGTGCTTACATTAGTGCCATAAAATTTTACATCAGGCATAATTCTTCTAATAAACGTAAAGTTATTGCCCTCTTGTAAATCAAAGTCTGAGCTTTCAATAAAGACACCATCCATAGGAGAACCGTCATCGTCATCACCATCTTCTTGGTTAAATATATAATTATTAGCTGTAGCTAATGGTTTGCCAAATACATTTTGGTCAACCCAAGCAGTTCTAACTAACTGACCTATAGACCAAACGCCTTCTAAATAGTTGTATATAACATACCTTGATATCTCTTCAGTGCCATCACTTTCTGCAGGATAGAACCACCACACTTCATTGAACTCTTTGTTTAATAGTGCGAATACTTTAAATGCTTGGCCCAAATCTAAATCTTCTTGTACATAACTTAATACACTACAAGGTAGTTTTTGAACTGCGCCGTTGTAAGAATAAAAACCATCATCACCCATCCAAAATACCCCATTAGGAGAGTTGATGGCTGCATTAGGTCCAATCATACCTGTGCCTTCATTAATTAAATTAACTGCAAAAGTTAATGGCGGCCCAACAAACTGCATACTGTACATAGAAGTATCAGTCCATATTAATGTTTCTTGTCTTGCTCTCAAGCCACCTCTTATTTCACTGCCTGAAGATAGTCTTAAAGAACCTGCTGTATTTGTAGTTTTTGGCTCCCACTCAGTAATACTCTCTTGGTCTGAAAAAGCTATGTTCATAGGGTCAACAACGCCTGTTCTTGCACCACCTGATACTGGGTCTGCACCTAATACAATAACGTGTCTATCTGTATCACTAACTATTGTTTGTAATCCAACTGTAGGTGATAAGTTTGCTCCGGCAAGCGTAGTAATATTTACAGCTCTTGCTGCAGTGCCACCTGATTCATCCCAATAAAAAATACCGCCACCCCTAGGGTGTAATATTAAATCTTCACCAAAGTTATCCGATGACCATAATCTTAATTGGTTAGCAAAGCTTAAGCTTGTAGAAGCTCCATAAGCACCTTGACCCCAAGTACCTGAACCAAATCCTGTAGATTGTATAAACACATCCAAACCTACAGTTAATTGATAAGCTGCATCAACTCCTGAGCCGCCATTTCCCGTATCACTACCATTTGCTGTAGCCGTTGCTGTAAAGGTAAATGTATTTGCACTTGGTACTGATACGACCTGATATTCTTGATTTAAAACGGCTGCAGTAATATTGCCACCAAGACTTACTGCACCGCTAAAAGTAACAAAGTCATTAACCACAACTCCGTGAGTAGAATCTGTTGCTGTAATAGTTGCAGAGCCGTTTGTCGCAGCAAAAGTTACACCATTGGTTGTTGTTGCTCTTATAGGAGTTATGTCGTTTAAGCTTGTGCCTTCAAGTATGTATGCTTTTAAATGCGTGCCGATATATAAGTATTTATTACCTTCTAATGATATCC